CCACCCCCGGCCTTCGCGACCTCCCGAAGCCCTAGGCGCCCGAGCTTCGGCCCGGCGGTGGGCGCCTTCGGCCGAGCCATCGGGCGCCCGCTCATGGGTTGGCAACAGGAGGTCGCCGACACCGCCTTGGAGATCGGCGACAACGGGCTCTTCGCCTACAAGCTCGTGATCGTCACCGTGCCCCGTCAGAGTGGGAAGACCACGTTGGATGGGGCCGTGCTTGAGCACCGAGCCTTGACGACGCCCCGGGCTCGGTGTTGGTTCACCATGCAGACCGGGAAGGATGCCTCCGACTGGTTTGTCAACGAGCACATGCCCATGCTCGAACCGCTCTCGGCGGGGTACAAGGCTCGGCGGCAGAACGGATCGGAACACATTCGCTGGCACGCCACCGGCGGCATGGTGCGCCCCTTCCCGCCGACCGCCGGGGCGCTCCACTCGAAGATCTCCGATCTGGTCATCGTTGACGAGCCGTGGGCCTTCGACCTCATCCGGGGCCGGGAGCTTGACCAAGCCATCGTGCCCACCCAAGCCACCAAGCCCAACGCCCAAGTGTGGAAGGTCTCGACCGCCGGGGATGCCAACTCCTATTGGTGGCTCGGCACCGTCGAGGCGGGCCGGGCCGCGGCGCTGGCCGACCGCCGGGAGGGCGTGGCCTTCTTCGAGTGGTCTTGCCCCGAGGATCTCGACCCGACCGAGGAGACCTCATGGCCCCTCTATCACCCGGCCTACGGGCTCACCATCGGCGATGAGGCTATGCGCGCCGCCCTGGAGATGCTCGGGCCTGACGAGTTCGCCCGGGCCTACGGCAACCAATGGGTTGCCACCACCGCCCGGGTGATCCCGCTCAAGGCGTGGCGGGCGTGCGGCGACGAAGGCCAGACCATGCCGCCCGAAGGCAACCTCTCGCTTGCCTTCGACGTGGCCTTGGACCGATCCGACGCCGCCATCGTCGCGGCGTGGACCGATGAGGGCGGCACGAGCCGCTTGGAGGTCGCCGACTACCGCCAAGGCTCCGCTTGGGTCTCCGGGCGGCTTGCCGAGCTTAGAGAGCGCTGGAGACCGGTCTCCATGGCGTTTGACGCCGCCGGGCCCGCCCTCGACGTGGCCGACCAGTGCACCCGGGAGGGCGTCGAGGTCGAGGGGCTCGACTCCAAGGCGTACGCGGCGGCTTGTGCGGGCTTCCTAGAGGCGGTCATGGCCGAGCGCCCTACCCTTCGCTACCGGCCCCACCAAGCCCTCGATGATGCCGTGGCCGGAGCTTCCCGCCGAGCCCTCGGCGACCGGTGGGCGTGGTCTCGGCGAGACTCCTCGATCTCGCTGGCCGCGCTGACCGCGGCCACGTGCGCCCGGTGGGCCGATATGCACGCGCTGGCTGCCGCGCCCTTCCGGATCTACTGACTAGCGCCCCCTACGTGCCCTCCTAAGCCCCGCAAAGCCCTCGGGTGGTGTGATCGTCCATCCCCGCCACCTGGGCTTTCGCGTCGCGCCCCTGGCTTAAGTCAGAGATCGGGTATCCGCGCCCGGATGTTACCGGGTGGTAACTTGTCGCGGCGTGGCTCTCGGCGCGATCGCGGCGCGCTCTTGGGAAGTGATTTCGAAGCGGGCGTGGCAACTCGGCCAAGCCGGGATGGCAGGCAACGGGCGCTCGGGCGTCGGCGCCGGGCTCATCCCGCCGCCCTCGGATTGGCTCGGCAACCCGTACGGGCCGTACGTGTGGGGCCCGGAGTCGGCCCGACGCATCCCGGCGGTGTCCCGGTGCATCCAACTTTACGGCGGGCTCATGAAGCAAATGAAGCTCAACGCCTACCGAGGCGGTAACGCCCTCCAGCCGCGCCCGCCTCTGCTCGACGCCCCCGATCCCACGAGAGGCGGGCCGTGGTTTGTGCAAGTGAGCGTTGAGGATTACTTACTCTCGGGGAATGCCATCTCCTTAGTCACCGCCAGGGGCGCCGATGGGTGGCCGTTGGCGACGGTCTGGCTCCCGGCCCCATCGGTGTCGATCATGTGGACACCGCCCGACTTCGCCGAGGTCGACTACTTCTACCTCGGGGCCAAGCTCCGACGCGAAGACGTGGTGCACGTACGCCGAAGCGCGGACCGCTTCTACCCGGTGCGGGGCGTGGGCGTGGTGGAAGAGGCGCTCGGCACCCTTAACCGCATGGCAATGGAGGAAGAGTACGAGATGGGCGCCCTCGGCTCCGGGGCCGTGCCCTCGGTGGCGATCATCGCCCCGGGCACACTCACCCCCGACACCGCCAAGGATGCCAAGAGTGCATGGCTGGAGACCTTCTCGGGGCCGATACGGGAGCCCGTGGTGCTGCCCAACGGGACCATTGTGCAACCGTTGGCGTGGTCGCCCTCCGATGCCCAACTCGCCGAAGCTCGGCGGCTCTCGTGGCAGGATTGCGCGAACATCTTCAACCTCGACGGGTATTGGCTCGGGGCGCCGGTGGCCGGGCTCACCTACAAAAACCCGAGTCAGCAATACCAACAGATCCTTCGCACGAGCTTGGAGCCCCTGCTCGCCGACTTCGAAGCGATCTGGTCGAAGGCGTGGCTGCCCCGGGGAACGACGATCTCGTTCGGCCGGGAGCAACTACTACGCGAAGACCTCGCCACCACCGCCACCGCCGCGGTCGGTCTGGTCGGCGCCGGGATCTGGTCGAAGCCCGAGGCTCGTGACGCCCTCGACATGCCCGACCCGAACAACGTCCCACCCACACCCAAGCAATCGCCGCCCGCCGTGGTGCCTGGCTTAAGTCAGCAACCACCGCCACCGGCGCCGACGCCACCCGACACCGGGGAGGATCAGACACCGTGACCGTGTACCCCGATGAGGTGCGCCGCTATGGCGCACAGATCCGAGAGATGCAAGCGGTAGGGCGCCCGTACCGTTACCTCGAAGGCCGGGCGGTGCCCTTCAACGACTACCAACCCGTGAGCGGCTTCTACCTCGAAGCCCACCACCCGGGAAGCTTCAAGCGCTCGGTCAACGGCGGCGACGGGGCCAAGGCGCCGCTCTTGTTGTTTCACGACAACCAACGCTTCTCGATCGGCCACGCCGAGCGGTGGGAGCACCAAGACGACGGGCTACATGGCGTGTGGCGGCTCAACGAGACCGAAGACGCGCAGACCGCCGCCGCTCTCGCCCGCAACGAGGATCTCACCGGGCTCTCGATCGGCTTCATCCCCGATGGCTCCAAGGATCAATGGGACTACGTGGGCGATTGGGCGCCCGAGCTTGGCCCCGATCACATGGATCGGGTGATGCGCATGGCGAACCGTCTTCTAGAGGTCTCGCTCACGCCCACGCCCGCCTTTGCTTCGGCTCAAGTCTCCGACGTGTACGTGGACACCCACACGGAGGAGATGCTCTCGACGCACCGGGCTCGGGAGCGGGGCCGGGAGCCCTCGAAGAAGGATGCTTGGCGCCGGGAGCTTGACCAGATACGATCCCGGTGGCAGTAACCGCACGCTTGGCCCCGTTTCGACCCAAGTCGACACGCCCGAGCCCGGCAAGGCTTCGAGGGAACCACCGCTGAGGCGCCCGGACCCGAGGCTCCCGAGGTCTCACCGCGCCGACCGGTAAGGGAACACGTCACGCCGCACCTGACGACATCTCACCGGAGGTAAACCAATGAATGACGTACTCGCCGTGCTCTTGGATCGTCGCGCCGACGTGGCCGCGTCCATAGAGAGCGTGCTCGCCCAAGTCGAGGATCGCGACCTCTCCGAAGCCGAGCTTGGCTTGCTCAATTCAAGCCGGGAGCGTATCGCCAACATCGACGCGCAGATCGAGCCGTTGCGGGCGTATGAGGATCTGATTGGCGCCCACGGCGACACCATGCGCGCGCTCGGCACCGGGCACGAGGCACCGGCCCGGGCCCGGCCGGTGGGTGGCGCCGAGCGCGCCCCGGAGTACGCCACCGCGGGCGAGTACCTCGTTGATCTGTTGCGGGCTCGGGGACTCATGGACCGCAACGGCGCGGGCCCCGACCAAGCCGCCGTCGCCCGCATCCAAGCCCGCGTGGTGGCCGACCAGAAGACCACCGACGTAACCGGCATCCTGCCCACGCCGATCGTGGGCCAAGTGGTCAACCTGATCGACGCCAACCGGCCCTTGATCTTTAGTCTCGGCGGGGCCAAGGCCCTTGGCGGTATCCCGGGATCGACCTTCACCCGGCCGAAGATCACCCAACACACCACCGTAGGGGTGCAAGCGGGCGAGAAGACCCAACTCCCGTCACAGAAGATGGTGATAACGCCGGTCCCCTTCACGAAAGCCACCTATGGCGGCACGGTCGACATATCCCGGCAATCCATCGACTGGACGAGCCCCGGGGCCTGGGATATTTTAGTGCGAGATCTAGCGGACGTGTATGCCATCCAGACCGAGACGGCGGTGGCGGCAGCGTTCAAGACCGCGGCCACCCACGCCCCGGTGGTGGTCACCACCAACACCCTCGCCGATTGGACGAAGGCCCTCTACGTCGCCGCCGCCGATAGTTACTTGAACGGTCAGCGGATGCCCGATCGCATTTGGTGTTCGCTCGACGTGTGGGCCGCGCTCGGCTCACTGGTCGACGTGGCTCGGGTGGTCTTCCCGGCCGATCCTCGGGTGGGTGGTGACGCCACCGATAGCTTCGACGTCGGCGGCTCAAGCCTGGCCGACTTCCGGGGCGACATCCTCGGACTGCCCCGGGTGGTGGTGCCCACCTTCCCGGCCGGTACGTGCATCGTTGGCCCGTCCACGCTCTATGAGGCATACGAAGAGGTCATCGGGCTTCTCTCGGTCATCGAGCCCTCGATCCTCGGCGTGCAAGTCGCCTACGGCGGGTATGTGGCCTTCGGCTCGTTGGCTCCCAACGCCTTCGTGCCGCTCACGCCACCGGCCGGGCTTCCGGTGCCGACGTTGGTCGAAGACACCGGCGACGACGCCGACGCCGAAGCCAAGGCGGCCAAGAAGTAGCCATGGCCGACTGGCCCAAGCTCCCCGAGGTGCGCCAGTGGCTTCGCCTCCAGGCCAACGCCGATGATGACGCCATCATCTCATCGGCGTTGGCCGCGGCCATCGACTACGGCAACCGGCGCACCAACTACCTCTATGATCCGGCGACGGTGGCGCCGGGCGGGGTGCCCGAGATGGTCCACGAGGCGTGTCTCATGCACGCCGGGCGCCTTTACAAGCGCCGAGACTCCATAGATGGTGCCCTTGGGTGGGGGGAGTCCGGCATCATCCGCATCGGCCGGGCCGATCCTGACATCACAGCCATGTATGACTCGATCGGCCCGCTGGTCTTCGGATGAGTTGGAACCGGGCCACCGTTGCCGGGGCGTTGGTGGATCTGCTGAGTGAGGCTCTCAACGGTCAAGTGATGGTCTTCGACCGGCCCCCCGGCACCGTCAACGCCCCGGCCGTGGTGGTCGGTCGGGTCAACTCTGTGACCTACGGGGTAGGCGCCATGGGCATTGACGACGCCGAGCTTCCCTTGGTGTTGGTGGGCGGGGCCGACGACATGGACGGGGTAGAAGCGCTCAAGGCGAGCGTGCGCCAGGCGATCGCCAACGATCAGACCCTCGGCGATGTTGTACAACTCGCCTACCCCGAAGCCGAGCGCAATTGGCGGGTGCTCAACATCGGCGGCGCCGATCTGTTGACCGTTGACGTGATCCTACAAATACGAATGTGAGGTAACTATGGCCGATCCGACCGAGGCGCCGGGCTCTGTAATCGTTCTCAACAATGCCTATTTCGAGCTAGGTGGTGTCAACCTTCGGTGCTTCGTCAACCATTTCGAGCTTTCGCCCGAGAACAAGCTCGTGACGGCCACCACCATGTGCGCGGAGACCGATTACCCGGGCTCCACGAAATGGCACCTCAAGATGACCTTCTACCAATCGTTCCCGGCGGTGTACTCGGCCCTCAGCAACGCCTTGAACAACTTCACGGCCAGCAACACCCCGGCACCGTTCAAGATGCGGGCCTACAATCGCCCCGCCGCGACCGACAATATGGAGTTTAACGGTCTGGCGATCCCGCAACCCTTCCCGCTCTTGGTGGGCGACGCCGGAGCCCTCTCGGAAGTCCAGATCGACTGGTCACTATCGGCACCACCCACCGCCAACACCGGCTCGGTCGCGGCCACCGGTGCCACCGCCGGGGCGCCGGGCTTCTTCACGCCCGCCGGGGCCAACCTCCCCGCCAACCTCGCCGCCCTCACCGGGCTCACGGCCACGCCGACTACGGCGTGGACGCCGGGCCAATACGTGATAACCGCCGACCGGATCGGCGCTCACTGGTCGAGCACCGCTTGGGTGGCCGGTGTTGCCTAGTGGTCGCCCCGAGCGTGGCCGTCATCGGCGCCAAGACACTCTTCAAGGATCTTGAGCGCTTCGGGGCCGACACCGGCCCGTTGGCGAAAGCCTTCGCCGCGGCCGGGAAGAAGGCGGTGGCGCCCATCGCCGACGCCGTGCGGGGGAGGCTCCCGGTCTCGGACCGAGACGACAAGTGGACGGTGCCCGGGCAACTAGCGGGCGACGTGCGCACCAACGCCACCCGCACCGGGGCGACGGTGCGGATGGGGCGAGCCCGGATCGCCTACGCCGGGTGGATCGAGTTTGGTGGCACCCGCAAACGCCCCCACGCCGCCCACCGTGACTATTTCAAGGGCGGGCAATACATGTTCCCAGCGGCGAGCGCCCTCACCTCGGCCGCGGCCGACACCTACGCGGCGGCGGCTCAACAAGCCCTCGACGCCTTCGATTGGACCAATACCACCAGCGACGGGAGCGGAGTCCATGATTGAGCCTACTGACTTAAGCCACGAGCCCGAGCTTGGACCGCTGCCCCGAGAGGTGGCGGTGACCAAAGCCTTCTCGGAGCGCTTGCCGTCGCAACGGATCATCGACGTTGCCACCAAGGCGGATGGCTTCACCTTCTCCGAGCTTGCCAACACCCAACCCTTCCGGCTGATCGCCTTTCGGGCCTTGGTGCGTGACTTCCCGCTCCGAGATCCGACAAGCCTTTGGATGCACGCTTACGACGTCGAGGTTGTCATCCAAGAGGCGGACCCTACCTCGCCGGTGTCTTCGATGAGCGAGCCTTTTTCTGTCGTTTCTGGCGAATGACACCGGCCGAGCTTGACGCCCTGGCCGACGAGGATTGGTCAGCGATGCGCCGTTACATGGACCGCGAGATCGCCGACGCCAACGCTCGGGCCAATAGGAAGCCGGGGCGCCCGTAATGGCTGGCCCGTCCGTTGCCGTCCGCGTCATCGGCGACATGTCCGGGCTCGGGAAGGCGTTTCAATCCGCCGGGGCGACGGCGGCGGCGGCGGGCGACAAGATCAAGTCGGCCATCGGTGGGGCGCTCTCCACGCTTAACCAGACCGGCATCCTCGGCCCCTTCGGCGGCGCCGTCCAAGGGGCCATGGACGCCCTCGACAAGCTCTCTCAGCACGGCAAAGACACCGGGGCCAAGCTCGCCGGGGCCGGTGGGATCATGGCCGGTGTTGGGCTCGGGCTTCAAGCGGTGGCGTCCAAAGAGCAGGCATCGCACCAACAGTTGCAACAAGCGGTAGAGAATACCGGTGCTAGTTATGAGGATTACGCCGGGAAGGTTGACTCGGCCATCAAACACCAAGAGGGCTTCGGCAACTCGGCCGACAAGACTCAAGACGCCCTTCGGGTGCTGACCCAAGCCACCCACGACCCACAAAAGGCACTCGACCTCATGGGCACCGCTGCCGACGTGGCCGCGGCCAAGCACGAGGATCTGACCACCGCCGCCGGGCAAGTCGGAAAGGTCTTCAATGGCAATACCAAGTTGTTAAAGGAATACGGGATCGCCATAGACAAGACCACCGGGCTCACCAAAGACGGCAAGACGGCAACCGAGGCGTTGGCCCAAGTCACCGGCGGGCAAGCGGCGGCGGCGGCGGACACCTTCACCGGCAAGCTAAACGAGATGAAGGCGAAGATCGAAGACTCGGCCGCGGCGTTCGCGCAGAAATATGGCCCCGCCATCACCGTGGCCGGTACCGCCATGACCGGGCTCGGCGCCGCTTGGCAGGTCGCCACCGGGCTCAAAGAGGCGTTGACCGTTGCCACCGAGGCGGGCACCGTGGCCGACGACGCCGCCGCCGTCTCCGAGGGCGTGGCCCTGGCCCCGATCCTTCTCATCATCGTCGCGGTGGGCGTGCTCGGCGCCGCCATCTACGAGCTTGTGACCCATTGGTCAACGGTGTGGGGCGCTATGAAGGACGCGGTGGCGGTGGTGTGGGATTGGATACGCGCCAATTGGCCCTTGTTGTTGGCAATAATCCTAGGCCCGGTGGCGGTGGCAGCGTTGGAGATCTCGAAGCATTGGCAAGAGATCAAAGACGGCGCGGGCGCAGCGGTGCAATGGATCAAAGACCGCTTTAACGACGTGGTGGGCTTCTTCACCGGGCTCGGCGGGCGCATCGCCGGGGCCGTGTCGGGCATGTGGGACGGGATCTTTAACGCCTTCCGTTCGGTGATAAACGAAGTCATCAACCTATGGAACAAGCTTCACTTCACGCTCCCTCACATTGACCTCGGCCCGTTGGGCTCGATCGGCGGCGGCGATATCGGCGTTCCCCACATAAACCCGCTCGCCTCCGGCGGCATCGTCACCCGGCCGACGTTGGCCCTCGTGGGCGAAGCCGGACCCGAGGCGGTCATCCCGCTCGGCCGGGCCGGGGCGCTCGGCCCGGCGGTGCACATTGAGCACGCCTACTTCCAAGACCAGACCGACCTTGACCTACTTATGAAGCGGGCCGCGTGGGCGGCTCGTACCGCGAGGGTTTAGCCATGGTGTGTGTCCGTCAAGCGTGGCTCACCCTCGGGAGCCTGACCCTGCAACTCGAAGACATGACCAAGGGCTATTGGTGCGAAACCCTCGACCTCGGCTCGCCCGCCGTGCGCGAGGTGGTCAGCAATAGGCCCGACCAAAACGGCGTTGACGATCGGACCATGTACATGGGCGCCCGCACCATCACCGCCGATATCAAGGCGTTGCAGAGTGTGGGCGGTGCGGCCAACCCGATCGACGCGGTTGCCACCGCCTTCGCCCCGTTTATGGACCCGGGGCAACGGCCCGTCTTGCATTACGTGCTTGACCGACCGGGCACCCCCGAACGTCAGATCACCGTGCGGGCCGCGGATTACGGATGGCCGATCTCGGGGCCGTATGAGCGGGACGTCCATCTTGCCTTCGTTGCCGCCGATCCGGTGATGCGGGATGCAACGCAAAAGACCGCCACGGCGTGGGCGGGCTCGGGCTCGGGCGGTGTCCGGGTTTACAACCTGACCTTCAACCGGACCTATCCGGGTTCGGGCACCTCGCCCACCAACGCCACCATCGCCCCCCTCGGCGACGTGGGCGTCCGGCCCCTCTTCCGAATCTACGGTCCCGCCACCGCTCCCGCCGTCAACTGGTACAACATCCCGAGCGGTCAAAACGGATGGATGCGAACGGTGGCCGGGTACCAAGTCTTCGCCGGGCACTACCTCGACATCAACTCGGCCACCAAGACGGCCTTTGTCGACGGTGACCCCAACCAACCCGCAATGGCGTCGATCGACTGGCAAAACTCACAGTGGCCGTTGATCGGCCCGGCCCCGGCCTACTCGATCATGACCCTAAGCGCCGGGAGTCCATCGGCGGTCACCCAAGTTCAAGCCATGTGGCGAGACGGGTACCTCACCTAATGGCCCCGCCCGGCACCTACCCGGTACCCCCGGGCCGAGGGCGTTGGCGGCTCACCTTACATAGCCGCGTCTTCGCGGGTCCGAGCTATCCAACCAACACCGGTCTCGGGGAGTTAACCGACGCCCGAAGCCGCAAGCTCGAACAAGCCTTGAACACCGCCGCCACGTTGAGCTTCACCCTCGACGGTCACTCCCCCACCGCCCTCGCCATTCGAGAGCTTGCCCAAGACGTGATCGCGTGGCGGTGGGACGATCAGCAGAACCGCGACGTGCTCGCCTTTCGCGGCTGCATCACCCAAGCCCAAGACACCCTAAGCGAGCAAACCCACACCGTGGCCTTCACCGCCCATGACTACCTCGCCCTCATGGCTCGAAGGTTCTACACCAACCCGGCGCCGTTGACCTTCACCCAACAAGACCAAGACAACATCGCCGCCGCCGTGGTGGGCAACTCCTTCCAGATCGCCTCATCCTCGGGCACGAGCTTCGTGCCGGGCTCGTATTTCCCCGTTACCCCCGTAACTTGCCGCCCGGATGGTACCACCAATCGCCCGCTCTCGGGCCAACTTCGGGACCGGACCATCACCGGGCAAGCCTCCATGGGTGAGACGTTGGATCAACTCGCCAAAGTCATCAACGGCTTCGATTACGACTATTACCCCAACTCGAACATCACGGGGTATGACTCCCTTCGGCTCTTCTACCCGTACCAAGGCATCCTTCGCACGAGCCCCCAACTCATGTACGGCTCGACCGTCTCCACGGTGACAAGAACGCTGGACTCGGCCAACTATGCCAACTATGAGCGGGTGGTGGGCAACAACGGCTCAAGCGATCCCACCGCGGCCCAACTCTACGGCGAGGCTTGGAACACCGACGCCAACAACGTGGGAGTTTCTCCACAAGGGTTGTGGATGAACGGTGAGAACGCGTCCGATGTCACCATCAAGCAAACCTTGACCGACAAGGCCAATGGTGACTTAAGTCGGGATGGCGTGTTGGTGCCCTCCTACGCCGTGGGGCTCCGACCGGGCGCCTACTCGTGGGGCAACCCGAACATGGGCGACGTGATCCCGCTCATCATCCAATCCGGGCGGCTCAACGTCAACACCACCATACGGGTGATGGGGGTCACCTACGACATCGGCGACGACGGGCAAGAAGACGTCGCCCTCACCCTCGGCCGACCGGATACCACCTTCGCCGACATCTTCACCGCCGCCGACCGAGACGTTAACGCCCTCGCTAGGAGATGACACCGTGACCCGATACACGCCCCTATGGTTGCAAGCCGGAAGCTACCCGGCCGGTGTCGACCGACGCCTTATCGCCGCCGTGTGGCCGACACCGGTCGCCTCCGGTATGGCCGTCACCCCTCAAAGCGCAATGAATGTCAACGTGGCGCCCGGGTGGGTGGTGGTGCCCGCGGCCAACAACACCGGATCGGTGCTGTGCGCCTCCGACGCCGTTGAGGTGGTGGGCCTGGCGACGGCGCCCGGAGCGGGCAACAACCGTATAGACGTGGTGTGCGCCACCGTCGCCTCGACCGACATCGGCACCGCCGCCGGTGACACGTGGAGTTTCACGGTGGTCTCAAGCACCGCCATCCCATCGCCGGTGGCGCCCACCATCCCGGCCGGGTCGGTGGCGATCGCTCAAGTCTTGGTCACCGGCGGCTCGGCGTCGATCGTCTCGGCCAACATCACCGACCGCCGCACGCCGAGCAACGCCCGAGACCTTCTCCACGCCCGCATCTATCAAAACGGGGCGTGGAATTCTGCCGCCGCGTCGCCGGTAGCGATGGCTTTCGATAGCGTGGACTTCGATCCGGGCGGCATGTACTCGATACCGAACCACCGTTTTACCGCGCCCGTCCCCGGCATCTATCTCCTAACCTCGCTGGTCTCGGTCAGCTACAACGGGACCAACGCCACCGAGATCCAAGCATGGAAGAACGGCGCCAACTACTTTTCGGCGGGCTCGGGCTCGGGCAACCAATCCGCATACGCCCGCATTCGGTCTCTGCTCTCGACAACGATCAAGGCAGTAGCGGGCGACACGTTCCAAGTGGCGTTCTTCACCAACCCCGCCGCCCTAGCGGGCAACGTCGGCCCGGGTGACACGTTCGCCGCGTTCGATTACCTCGGCACCGGATGAAAGGCAACCCATGAGCTATCTCTCACAAGCACGCCTCGCCGTCGACGGGCCGTTCGTGGCTCGCTCTCGGGCCGCGCTCACCAACCAATCGCTCATCTTCAAGGATGACGGGCGGGCCGACATCGCCGCCCTGGCCGAATCACTGCTCAAAGTTGGCAACCCGCAAGAGATCAACACCTTTCTTGACGTGCTCGCCGCGTCGCCGGGCTTCGCCGAGATGGTCGACACCGGCGATGGCATCGACTCCACACAGATCACCGACGGGGACATTCTCTCGGCCGTGCAAGCCGAGTATCCGACCGTCGCCGCCCTCTTCTACCCCTCACCCTAGGAGGTTGACCAATGCCCCACGACTACGAAGACAAGCCGCCCGAGCCCGGGCCCGAGCCCGAAGACGACGGCACCGAGTGGCCCCCACCGGCCGACGATCCCGCCGAAGAGCCCTCCGAGGCTATGGCCGTTGACGATGAGCCCGACCCTGACTTAAGCCAGAACGAGCCGTGAGCCTGCAACGGGTAGCCATCCCGAGCCCGTGCTATTCGAGCCGCGGCGGCTCGGGCGTGCGCCTGATCGTGCTTCACACCGCCGAGGGCTCGACCTCCTACCAAAGCCTCGGGGCCTACTTCGCCAACCCGAACACCCAAGCAAGCTCACACGTGGGCATTGACGACACGCCGGGAGTGATCGGCGAGTACGTGCCGAGATCGGGTAAGGCGTGGACCCAAGCCAACGCCAACCCGTACTCGGTGAGCGCCGAGCTTTGCGCCTTCGCCAAGTGGACCGCCTCAGACTGGGCCGCGCACCCGGTCATGCTGCAAAACTGCGCGGCGTGGATCGCCGAAGAAGCGGCGGCGCTCGGGATACCGATTGTGGCCCTCACCGCGGCCCAAGCCCAAGGCGGCGCGGCGGGCGTGTGCGCCCACGTGGACCTCGGCGCCGCCGGTGGTGGTCACTGGGACTGCGGCACGAGCTTCCCCATGGCCCAAGTGATCGACATGGCGCTAGGTGGCGCCGCACCCTCAACCCAAGGAGGAGCAATGGCTATTTGCAGGACGCCGAGCGGCGCCGGATATTGGATCGTGGGCTCGGACGGCGGGATCTTCACGTACGGGGATGCCGAGTTCTTCGGCTCGCTCGGTGACACCGCCCTTAGCGCCCCGATCACCGATATGGCGTCGACGCCCTCGGGTTGCGGGTACTGGCTACTCGGCGCCGATGGGGGAGTGTTCACCTTCGGCGATGCCGAGTTCTTCGGGGCCCCGACCGGGTTGGTGAAGTGATGGCGTGGACTCTCAAGCCCGCGGGCTCATGGACCCAAGCGAGCGGCACCGTGCCCGCTGACGTGGTAACCGCCCTGGCCTTGCCGGGAAGTTGGCGGTGGTATCCGCTCGGGTGGCTTCTCGTTCGTAACGATCAGGTCGCCAACCTCCCGGCCGAGCCGTGACGCCCCGGCGCTCGGTCTCGGCCATCCTCATGGTCGCCGCCCTCGTGCTCTTCGTGCTCGCCGGGTTCGGCGCCCTAGGTAGCCTCACATGGTCACATTGGCAGGCGTTGGGTTGGTGGGGCCTGGCGGCGCTCGCCGCCGCTCTCTTGCCCGTCTAGGCCCCTCTCGTGCCCTCGTGGTGGCGGTGGGTCCGGGAGTTGGTGACCTTCTGGCTCGGCGTGGCCGTGGTGCTCGACGCCCTCGCGGCCACGAGCGGCGGGCGCGACATCGGCGAGCTTGTCGTGGGGCTCGTGATGGTGGGGGTGCTGCCGCTCGACCAACTCGTGGGCGCCATCACCCACGCCCGGCGAGGGCGGGGCGATGCCGGTACCTAGGCGGGGCCGCGAGTGGGTCGCCATCATCCTGGCCCTCGGGCTCGTGGTGGCGGTGGACCTCATCACCGCGGCGGTGCTCTACGACGCCATCTTCTCGAACGACGCCGGGCTCTCGGAGAACGCCACCCAAGTCCTCATCGCCGCGTTCGGGGGGATCATCGGCGTGCTCGGCGGATATATCGGATACCAAGCCGGGAAGCGCTCCGGCGACGATCCCGAGCCCTGACTTAAGTCAGCGGAGATGTCTTGACACCAAGAGATCAGGCCGCGGATAGGCCGCGGCTCTGGCGTGATCACCGGTAATCGTAGGTGATCACCGGTGATCGTGCGTTCCACCGTTTCCGCTGGTCACCGGCCCTTTTCGGGGTGTTCCCGCTGGTCAGCGCATCGCACAAGAAAACCGGCCGAAAGTTCTGCCAGAACCGCACCGTAGAGCCTAAAAGCCCTGGTCAGAGGCTTGTTTGCTCCCGAGCAGGCCGCGGAGAGGCCGCGGCTCGGATGCCGCCCTCTCGAAGAAGCCCGCGATGGCGCCCCGGGTGCCGTCATCCGCTCCGGGGAAAAGGTGCCCGTAGGTGTCCATCGTCTCGGCGAGCTTGGCGTGGCCGAGGCGCTCTTTCACCTCGATCGGGTTGCGCCCCTCGGCGATGAGCACCGAGGCGTAGAAGTGCCGGGTGGCGTGCGGGTGGAAAGGCACACCGACCCGACGCCCGGCCCGCTTGTAGTTGTCGGCCATGGCGTTACCCGAGTAGGCCCGCCCGCTTCGATTGGTGAAGATGAGCCCGTCATCCCCCGCCGGGTGGGCCGCGAGGTGGGCCGCGATGATCCCGGTCGTCTCGGGATCGATCGGGATGGTGCGGTGTGACTTCTCGGTCTTCGGTGGCACCGGGCCGAGCTTCCCGGTCACCCGGTCCACCGCCACGATCGCCCCCGAGCGCGCCGCTTGACGGTCGACGGTGAGGGTGTGCCGGAAGAAGTCAACTTGGCCGATGGTCAATCCTCGAAGCTCGCCCGGCCGTAGACCGGTACGGGCACCGACCCACACCATGGCAACGAATACGGGCGAGAGCATGGCGTCAGTCACCGCGCAGAGAGCGGCATAGCTCGGGATCTCAACCCGAGCCCGGGGCGCCGCTTGTGGGAGCGCCACGGTGGCACACGGCGAATCGGGCCGGATGCGATCGGCCACCGCGGCGGCGAAGAGCGCCCGAGTCCAGACCCATTCGGTGATAAGCGTGGATGGCGCGATCTGTTGCGCTCGGCGCCTCACCCACCCTTGGATATCCGTTCGGCCGATCGACACCACCCGGCGATCGGCCCCGATGGTCTTGGTCAGATGAGCGAGCACGCGCCCGGCCCGCTCGGCGGTGCCGCTGCGATGAGTCTGCGCCTCAGTCCACCGGGTGACGTAGGCACCGAGGGTAACGCCCCGATCGGCCACGTCGATCAGTGCGCCAAGGTCTCGGGCGTCTTCCATTTGCCGCTTGAGCCGCTCGGCATCCCGCTTGAGCCGAAGAGTCTTGGTGACCTCCCGGCCCTCTTCGCTGCGCCACGCGACCTTGTAGGCCCGAGGGTTGCCGTCTTTGCCCAACAGAGTCTCTATGCTCGCCATTTGGGTGCCTCGCTTGTCTTGTCAGTGAGTAGGTACCTCGGCCGGGCTCCGGTTGGCGCTGGAGCCTGGCCCTCACCAGTGTGCCCGGTGGCCGCGTGGTGTGCCGCCCACTGTCCGATTTGGGCCGGTTACACCCCGCGGCCGAATTCGCAGAGTGGTCGTCTTAATTCTCACAGTGAGATTCACTCCTTTTCGCCGGTCGACCGGTATGCCTACCTACGGGATTTCACGAGCCCGCCGCTCGTGCTCCGGTCCAACGAGAACGGCCCCGCTTATGGGCCACCACCCGGGCGTGAGTACGGGTGAGTGCGAGTGATCACCAGTGAGCAGATAGCGGGCGGTATGTCCCTCTTGTTGCGCACCGTGGCCGGGTAGATACTGACGATCACCGGTGATCGCCACGGGGAAGAGCGCCGGGGAAAAGGTTGCGAACACCAATGAAAGGCGGACAACGGATGCCGTCGCTAGACGGGCGCGGCCAGTCGCGCTATCTGAAGTTTCAAGAGTCCTACACCGAGCTAGGCATATCGAGCGCCACGGCCTACCGGATGCACCGGAGCGGAACCTACCCGGTCAAGGTCTGGCGGATCGGCCGAATGCTCCGGGTACTCAAAGACGATCAAGCCGCCTTCGTGGCGGGCAATACCGAGGCGGCATCATGAGCCCGGGCTCGGACCTCGAAGCGTGGGAGCGCTCCGATCGGATCATCCAACGAGCCGCCGACATCTGGTGTGACTCTTCGCTCTTGCCCTTCCACTACCGAGACACCAACGGCAACGCCATGGTCTCCGAGGTGCTCTTGGCCTGCGGTGTGCTGCTCGACCTCGGCCTATCGCCCCGCCTTTGCCTCCCCGAGACCTACGTGGTCAAGGGCAGGCTCGGGCTCATGGCGTCCATTCAACGCACCCTCGCCACCCGAGGCGGATACGACCTCGACCTTCCCGAGATCACCGCCGAGACCGCCAACGCCACCATCCGGCGCATGGGCGAGACCTCAACCCACTCGGTGACGGTGACAATGGACATGGCGAAGCGGGCCGGGTGGGTGAGCCGCAACCCGAACTACGGGAGCATGCCCGAGCACATGCTCGCTGCCCGGGCGTGCACGTGGGCGATCTCGCTTTACGCCCCCGAAGTGCTCCACGGCGTCATCATTGCCACCGGGCGCCCGCTGGTCCCCGAGCTTGAGCCGCCCGACGAAGAAGACGAGCCCGAGGCGGTGTCGTGAGTGAAGCCGAGGTGTCTGACGTAAGTCACGAGTGGGACGTGCGCATGAGCGCCGATAATTCCCGGTGGCGCTTTCGGGCGTTCTGCTCGTGCGGGTGGCTCGGCACGCCGTACCGCCAAGAGATGCGGGGCAAGAGCCTCGAACCGCGCATCGTCGCCCAAGGGCTCGCCGCCGCCGATGGGCTCGCCCACGTCCAAGGCTCTCGGCAGTGAGGGCCCACGGCTTCGCCTACGTGCACCCCCGAGAGGTCAAAGACGGCTTCTACGAGTGCGGCGTGTGTGGGGCTCTCGTGCTCGACCGCTTCACCCATCGCGATTGGCACCACGACATTGATAAGCCCGAGGTCGACGAGCCATGACCCATAACGCCGACCTGGGGCGACAACTGTGCGAAGCCTGGGGACTCGATGCCGACTATGTGATCAGCATCGTG